CTTGATCTTGATCCTGGTTTAGATCCTGGTTTAGATCCTGACCTTAATCCTAAAGACGATGATCCTAAAGACGATGATCCTAAAGACGATGATCCAAAGGATGATGATCCAAAGGATGATGATCCTAAAGACGATGATCCTGAACCTGATTTTGAGCCTGAGCCTGAAGATAAAGACCCAGACCCAAGTAAAGACCCAGTAATAATTGAAACTACGCCCCCTCCTGAAACTTTATTTGGAGATGGAGGAGAAACTGTAGTTGATCCGCCAGAAGAAAGCGGTGGTGGAGGTGGCGGTGGCGGTGGTGGTGCTGGAGGTATGTTTGAACCATACTCAGGCTCAATTAACTATGGATTGCCACAGTTTCAAGCAGTACCTTATAATTTAAAGAAGGATTACAACGCCTCTCTTGACCGCATTATGCAAGAAAGCCTGTTTGGTAATTTTAACTAGGCTTAAATGATTATTTTAAAGGAATGATCTAATGACGTATTTAGATTTAGTAAACAACGTATTGAGAAGACTGAGAGAGACAGAGGTATCTACTGTCCCTGCTAATTCATACAGCAAGCTAATTGGTGATCTGGTTAACGATGCTAAAGACCTTGTAGAGAACGCATGGGATTGGTCTGCATTAAGGACGTTGATTACGATTACAACGTCTTCTGGTGACCATACTTATCCTTTGACAGGCTCTCAGCACAAGATTAAAGAGTTTTTAGTTATTAACGATACGTCAAACCTAACAATGGAGTATAAGTCAAACAACTGGTTTGAAGAGCAGTTCTTATTACAAACGCCTTTGAGTGGATCACCGCAATACTACACTTACAACGGTGCTGACTCTAACGGAGACATGATACTAGAGGTCTATCCAAAGCCTGACGGGGTTTACTCGATAAAGTTTAAAGCAGCAAAACGTAATGCGGCCTTGAGCGGTGACACAGATGTCCTAAAGATACCGGAAGTCCCTGTTTTACATCTTGCCGTAGCTTTTGCCTCAAGAGAAAGAGGTGAGACAGGCGGTACGTCTACTGCTGAATACTTCCAGATGGCTAACAAATACTTGTCAGATGCAATAGCGCAAGACGCTGGCAGACACCCAGAAGAAACAATCTTCTACACTTGTTGAGAAGCTAATGGCCCAAGAACTAACAAGCATCAACCTGGTAGCACCAGCCTTTAAGGGGATTAACACTGAAGACTCTCCTTTGGCTCAAGACCCGTCTTTTGCTGAAGTAGCAGACAATGCTGTAATAGATCAGCGTGGNCGAATTGCTGCGCGTAAAGGTCTTAGCGTTATTACTACAAACAAGACTGTACTGGGATCTGGCAAGATACGAGCGATTAAGGAGTTTAAAAACAACGCTGGTACAACCAAGGTCTTTTCTGTTGGTAACAACAAGATCATCAGCGGTACAACTACTTTGGTGGATGCAACTCCTAGTAGTTACGTTACGATTAACGCTGACAACTGGAAGATGGTTAACTTTAACGACAGCATCTACTTCTTTCAGAGAGGATTTGAGCCGTTAATCTACAACACAATTGCTGATAACGCTAACGGAGGTGTTGGAAGCGAAGTAAAAAAACTAACACTTGCTGATAGTAACAGTGGTATTTCGGCAGCTATCAACGGTAACGAAGTCTTAGCAGCTTACGGGAGGCTTTGGACGGCTGACTTTACTGATGATAAGTCTACTATTTACTGGTCTGATCTTTTAGCTGGGCATAAATGGAATGGTGGAAGCTCTGGCAATATTGATATTTCAAAGGTATGGCCTGACGGTTATGACGAGATTGTGGCTTTATCTGCTCACAACAATCATCTGATTATTTTTGGTAAGCGTAGTATTGTTGTTTACTCAGGTGCTGACAATCCAGCATCGATGGCTCTTGCCGATACTGTTTCTGGTGTAGGNTGNGTAGACAGAGANACAGTACAAGCCACTGGTACAGACGTTTTATTCTTGTCGCAAACAGGGCTAAAGAGCTTTGGCAGGACAATCCAAGAAAAGTCGATGCCTATTAGCAGTTTGTCTGGGACGATTACTAAAGACATCATTGCTACGTTAACGACTGAAACAGAGTCATTCAGGTCTGTATATTATCCAGAAGAAAACTTTTACCTGTTAACCTTTGTTGGTCGTGATGTGACGTTCTGCTTTGATGTCAGAGGCACACTGGATAACGGGTCTTACAGGGCGACTAGATGGCCTGGGACAGGGTTTACGTCTTACGTTAGGCAAGACAATGGAACACTTCTGATTGGTAGTGTAAACGGCATAGGTAAGTATTCAGGTTTCCAAGACAACAGCACATCGTATCGTTTTCAGTATACGAGTCCTGAGTTGTCATTCGGAGATCCTGCCAAGCTCAAGTTCTTAAAGAAGATAAGACCGACTATCTTTGGTGGAGAGAACTCCAATATATTCTTTAGATGGGCGTATGATTTTAATTCATCTTCTGCTTCTGCAACAATAACACTGACTAGTGACGCTACATCTGAATACAACGTAGCTGAATTTAACGTAGGTCAGTTTACTTCTGGGCAGTTCCTCTCTCGTAATAACGTCAATACGACAGGCAGTGGGGGAACATTATCTATCAACATGGAATCTGACATTAACGGTAAAGAAATGTCATTACAGGAAATCAACGTGCTTGCGTTATTAGGTAGAACAATATGAAACATTATATGGAAACAACATTGTCCAGCGTAATCAACGGAGGGACTTACTAATGTCAACATTACTAGATGGCTTATTAGGAGAAGGCGGCACTGAGGCTTTGTTAGGCATAGGCGGCACTGCTGCTGGACTTAAATTAGCAGAAAAAGGCTATGACGAATTAGGCGATATTGGTGAAAGAGCTTTTAGAGAGTTTTCTGGTGGAGGATCTTATGTAGATAGTGCTGGAAATACTGTTGGGCCAACTACTGGTTTAGCAAAAGAGCTTGAAGAAAGGCTACAGTTTCAGCCATACACTGTTACCACAGCTACTGGCAGCGACTTTGGCATGATGCGCCAAGATGACACTACTTTAGATGATGGCACAGTAGTTCCTGGTGACATGGAATATAAGCTGAACCTTTCCCCTAATGAACAAGCTTTTTACGAGAATCGTTTGGCTGGTGCTGGGGGCATGTTTGACGCAGCACAAGTAGGTACAGCAGATAGAGAAAAAGAAGTCTTTGAAAGAATGATGGCTGCTATTAGACCTGAAAGAGAGCGTGAAAGTGACAGGCTACAACAGCAGCTACAAGCACAAGGAAGACTAGGTGTAGAGACTAGTATGTTTGGTGGTACTCCTGAAGGGTTAGCTTTGGCTAAAGCGCAGGAAGAGGCTTATAGTCAGAACATGCTAAGTGCAATGAACTTTGCTGGGCAGGAGCAACAACGTCAGGCACAACTAGGTGCTGGCATGTTAGCCGCAGGTTATATGCCACAACAACAGCTTATTGGAGCATTGCAACCAGGCATGACAGGAGCAGAGCAAAGAAGACAGGCAACATCTCAGCAGACAGGTGCTTACGGAGAGACTTACGCTGCTGGCCTTCAGGCTTTACTGTCATCAGCATTGGGTCAGGCTGGCATTGCTGGCGGGTTTGGTACAAGCATGGCTTCAGCCGCATTAGGCGGCTTGTTCGAGTAATAGGAGACAAACAATGGCTACATTTTCACAACAATTTCTGTCTAGTTTATCTAGTCCAACAGGGATGCTTCAGGGTGCCGCAGACCTTGGAAAAGCTTTTGGTAGCGTACCTGGTCAGATGAAAGAGCAACGCAAAAAAGAATCTGATAATACTGCGTTAAATGCATTAGCTCCAAATTCTTCAGAATATTATGCTGAAGTTGCAAGACAACTTTTGCGAGATGGAAAAAGAACAGAAGCCATGCGTTTTACAGAGCTTGCAAAACAAAAAAGGAACGAAGAAGTTTCTATTGCCGCAGGAAAAAAAGCAATAACAGGTGGCCCTACTGAAATGCGCGAGGCCGCAGGAGATTTTGCTGGCATCGGAGAGGTTGGTCAATCGTTAAAGCTTATGGAAGCTGCTGAAAGTGAAACTCAAAAAAGAGGAGTTACAGCTTTATCTAAGTATGCTACCGCCAAAGGGTTAGATTTAAACTCAGCAAAAGGAAGAGAAGGTTTTTTTACAATAGCAAATGTTTATGAACTTCCTATTGACCAATCAACAAAAATGTACGACTCATTAAAGCCGCCAAGCTTTCTTACAGCAAAACAAAAAGGCGATTTGTTAGATAATGGTTACAATTCAGACAATATAGAAAGTTATGCNCNNNCTGGTAATACCGCAGATTTAGGTGTTCCTAGCAAAGATGTACGAGAAGGAATGACTAGTTTTGAAAAAACTATGAATGCAGCAGGAATTCTAAAAGATTCTGAAGAGTGGACAGATCTTTCAAAAAAATATGCAAAAAGATTAGCTGATGGTGAAATAAAAACTTTAAGTTTATCTGAACAAATCTCAATGGTATCAA